TTCGCCGCAAAGACAATGGTCATTTTCAACAGCAACGCTTACGAAATTTATCGCCAAGATCGTGGCCTGCTTTCGGTTGAAAACCCCAGCACCATTTCACGCACCATGAGCATGTTTGGTTACGCCGCAACCTTTGCAGCTAACTCAAGCATGATTCGCAAGATCACCCAGGCTTAGTCGAAAGGCGGTTAGCCGCCCATGGCTGTTTATCAAGTCATATTCCACCAGCGTTTAGACAATTACGCTGTGGTTCAAACATTGACAGAACCTGAACTTAATTTGGGTTTGCCGTTCACGCTTGCAGGCTTAGGCCACAGTTTGAACGGCACACACAATGTTTACGCCATACCCGAATACCTGTTCACGGGCGTAACCAGTACTGGTGACCTGACATTCGATTACAACTATCCGATACCTAATCAGGTGTTGTTTTATGATGAAGGCGACGATCTTGACCGTAGCGCCGCTATCCCACAAGGCACCCTGACTTACACGGAAACCTGCACATGGATTACGGGAACTCAGATTGGCACCTGGCTAGGTATCGCATTGGCAGGCGTAGATGAAACAGCATTCCTTGCACAATGTGCTACAGCGGCTTCCAATTTTATATTTCGCAGACGTCAAGAGTCTGGCTACACGGACTCTTTGACCACAGTTCCTAGTGGCGATGTCGAATTAGCAACCATCATGATGGGTGGCTCGATTTACAGACAACGTGGCGCCATTGACCAATTCGCAAGTTTTAGCGATATGGGCACAGCTGCAGTATCGGGACTGTCGCCACTAATCAAACAGTTAGCCGGTATCCCACGGCCAGCGGTTGCCTAATGACTGTCTACACTGACCTGTTCAATGAGGCCATAGACGATTTGGCAACCACCCTTGCCACGATCACTGGCATGCGTGTGGTGTTTGACCCTGAAAAAATTAACCCACCTTGCGTGTTCATTGACGCCCCCAGTTTTGACGCTTTCAACTACAACATTGTCACCATGAATTTTTCAGTAAAAGTAGTGACACTAGGGCCAGGCAATCTTGACGGCTTACGCAACGTTTTAAGCATGTGTGCGCAGGTGCTAGCAAAGAATGTGGCAGTTAAGTCTGGGCGCCCTGGCTATATCCCAATCGGCGGCCAAACTTTTGCCGCATATGACCTATCCATAGACGTACAAGCACAAGCAGGGTGACCCATGAAATACACAATCATTAGCGACAGAATCGGCACAGTAGGCGCAGAGTTTGTGCCTGGTGCCGGTACAAACATTGAAGCGTTACTAGCTCACGGCTTTATCAAATCTGATGAGATACCTAGCGACAGCCCAGCCCCAAAATCTGCTAAAACTAAAGCACACACAAAGAAGGATTAACCCATGGCAACTTCGACATACCTTTCAAACCCAGGCGTAATGGTCAACAGCGTTTCATTAACCGATCAGTGCACCAGCGCCACCGTGACCAACACAGCCGAAGCCTTAGAAGCAACCGCCTTTGGTGGCACCAGCCGTGTGTATGTTGCTGGTCTCTACAATCAAGAAATCACGCTTGATTTGTACATGTCCTACGCCGCAACCGAAACGTACGCAACTCTTGCAGCTCTTGTTGGCACCACCACCACCGTAAAAGTTTCCAACACCGTTGCAGGTTTGACCACTGCCAGCCCCACGGAACCACGATTTGAATTAGTTGGCGCTTATCTTGAAGCCTTGCCTGTCATTAACGCAACCATGGGCGAACTCAGCACCATTTCAATTACTTTTAAGGGTGGCGTACTCACCACCGTTGTTGCCTAATAACCACACAAACAGAAACGGCCCGACATGCAACTAACACTTAGAGTCGATCAGGGCGAAGGCCCTATCGAAGTAAGCACCAACCTTTTCACCATTGTTTCGTGGGAACGCAAATTCAAGCGTAAGGCTTCAGACATGTCCAACGGCATTGGTATTGAAGACCTGGCGTATCTAGCCCACCAGGCATGCCAACAACACGGCGTTGTCGTGCCGGTGGTGTTAGATGACTTCATCAAGAAACTGGTGGTGCTTGAAGTAGTCAGTGACGAACCTGACCGCCCTACCGTGCCAGTACCTACCGATTTGCTTTAGCACAACTGCTTGCGGCGACAGGGTACTGGCCACCTGAAGTAGAGTTTGACATTAACGACTTAACGACAGTCATTAAGGTCATCAACGAAAGCAGAAAATGACATGACAGGCTTGACAACTTCAATTCAGGTTGATGGTGTCAAGGAAGCCATTCGACACCTCAACAAATGTGAGCCTGGCTACAAAAAACTGTTTACCGCCAATGTAAAAGAAATTGGTAAACCCGTTACTGACGCCATGAAAAGCCAGTACGACAACTCACGGTTTCCTAGTGGCACCTTGCGCAACTGGTCGCAAAACGGCAGAGCACTGTTCCCATTAGACGCCGCTAAAGCCAAACGTGGCGTAGGTGTCCGTGTCAACACTGGGCGCCGTGGTGCAGCTCTAAGCATTTACCAAAAGAACCCAGGCGCCGCAATCTTTGACATTGCAGGCCGTGCCAACACCAACGCTTTAGGTATGGCGTTTGATACCAAATTTGGGCGTAGTGCCAGCCGTGTTATCTGGCCTGAATTTGAAATGAAACAAGCACAGTTTGTTGCCGAAGTTGAAAAGGTAGTCAACGAACTCATGCTGGAAACAAACAAGAATTTGAAGGTTGTCTGATGGCTATTTCAATACCCGTAATTAGCGACTTTGATTCAAAAGGCATTGACAAAGCCATTAGGGAATTTCAGAAGTTAGAAACCACAGGCGAAAAAGCCCAGTTTGCAATCAAGAAAGCCGCCGTACCTGCCGCCGCCGCTATCGCTGGTTTGGGCATTGTTGCTGTAGACGCCGTTAAAGCGTTCATGGAAGACGACAAGGCCGCACAACTACTTGCCACCAGCCTACGAAACACCACGGGTGCCACTGACGCACAAATTGCCAGTGTCGAATCGTTCATAACTAAAACCTCAATTGCAGCTGCTGTTGCCGACGATGAGTTACGGCCAGCGTTTGACAAGTTGGTGCGTGGTACTGGTGACGTCACCAAAGCACAAGACTTAATGAACCTGGCACTAGACATTTCTGCCGGTACAGGCAAAGACTTAGGCGCAGTATCCGACGCCCTGTCAAAGGCATTTAATGGGCAACTCGGGCCACTAAAGAAACTTGACCCTGCCCTGGCTGGTTTGATTGAAAACGGTGCTACAACTGATGAAGTGTTTGCCGCATTGGGTGACACTTTTAAGGGTGCCGCTTCAACTTCAGCCAATACCGCTTCAGGCAAAATGAAATCGTTTTCCATTCAAATGGGGGAATTTAAAGAGTCAGTAGGCGCCGCAGTATTCCCAATAGTTGACAAACTATTACCAGCGTTCAAATCGGTTGCCGATTTCGTAACTAACAACACAACGCTGGTTGTCACTTTGGGCGCTGTTATCGGCGGTTTGGCTGTGGCCATTATTGCTGTCAATGCGGCAACAACAGCGTGGGCCGCAACAACAAAAGCGTTTGCCGCAATACAAGCCGCTTTTAACGCCATCATGTTGGCAAACCCAATCTTTTTGATTGGCGCCGCCATTGTTGCTGTCATTGCCATACTTGTTGCTTTACAAGTCAAATTTGACATTTTCGGAAAAGCCGTTGACTTAATATCAACAGGGTTTAGCAAATTGTGGGGCGCAATTAAAACGGTGTTCAATTGGGCTAAGGACAACTGGCCGTTACTGCTCGCAATCATTACTGGCCCGTTTGGTTTAGCCATTGCGTTTGTGGTCAAGTTCAAAGATGACATTATGAACATCTTTAGCCTGATCTACTCTGGAATCAGAGCCACCATGGGGTTTGTTGCTGACGTCATCACAGCACCGTTCAAAGCAGCGTTTAGGGCTGTAGCAGGCTTATGGAACAACACCATAGGCAAACTGTCTTTTAGTGTCCCCAGTTGGGTGCCTGGTATCGGTGGCAAAGGATTCGATGTGCCAGACATTCCCATGCTTGCCGAAGGTGGCATAGTTACCAGCCCCACATTGGCAATGATCGGTGAAGGCCGTGGCCCTGAAGCAGTTATCCCATTATCCAAAATGGGTCAGTTTGGTTTAGGTGGCGGTGGCGGTATCACTGTCAATGTAAACGGTGGCGACCCCAACAGCATTGTGCGAGCACTACAGCAGTATGTACGCCAGTCAGGCCCAGTGCCCGTAAACACTAGGGCCATGTAATGACCAAAATTAACTGGTCACTGATTCGATACGCCCCGTCTAGCGTTGACGTCACTAGTTCTGTTTTGTCGTTTTCGTACACGCAAGGCCGACGCAACTACCTTGATTCATACTCTGGCGGCATTTTAAACGTCACTTTAAATAACCAATCAAACGTGGCTCAATACTTTGGTTTTAACAACATCTTTACTTTATCGGAACCAGTGACAGGCTATGAATGTAGTTTCTGGGTGCAAAATGTTGTTTTTAACGATTACCCCGGCAACACAGGCATGTCAACAATAACTGTGAGCCTTGCTGATGTGTTAGCCCGCAACGGGCGCAATGTTGTCAACAATGTGTCGCTTACACAAAAACCAACATTGAATCAACTTGAGGATCTTTGGAGAACGAGTGGTTATCAGATCGGTGATGTTGCAAACTTTGGCGCTGGTCAATCTGTGGCAAGCGCCCAAACTTACACTGGGTCAGTTTTAAACTTTTTCAATTTGATAACCAGCACTGAAAAAGGCGGCGTTCGCTTTCAGGGTCAAGTAGTACAAGTCATTGCTAGAAACTTCATGGCTGATTTTGTGTCGGGTTTTACTTTTACACGAAATAGCCCAACCGCTTCAGCCATTGCTTATCAAACGCTAAACCACAACAAGGCTGGTCTAAACTTTTTTAACAATGTGACCATTGCGCCACAAGGGTTGGCAGGACAAACGGCAACTAATAGCGCGTCGTTGACGGCCTATGGCAACGCACAAGAAACAATCACTACAGTCGACGCAACAACAACGCAGGCTTTAGGCCTCGCGCAATGGTTAGCGTTCAGCCAGTCTGACCCTGAATCAGAATCGTGGTCAATCGGTTTCATAGATCTAATACAAAACCAAACAGCATTGAACGAATTTTTAGATGCTTTTATCGGTGGCGTTAATCAAAATCTAATTTGGGATTTGGTTTACCGTGTGCCGGGTGCAGGTTCAGACACAACCGAATCGGTTGCGATTGAAGGTATCGCTGTCAACGCAACCCCTGAGCAGACTACTTTTGAAGTATTTTTTAGCCCGACAACGTACTACCAATTTTTTACGCTTAACAGCACGACTTTAGGTATTTTGGATACCAGCCGCCTCGGCTGGTAAAGGAGAAACAATGGCTACACCACCAGATTTCAGTTCAGGCGCAGTCCTGACCGCCGCACAAATGAACAGCGTCGGCTGTTGGCTTGTCAAGACACAGACGATTGGTACCGCTGTATCTAGCGTCACTGTGACAGGTGCTTTTAGTGCCGACTACGACAACTACTTAATTACTGTGTCTGGTGGCTCAAACAACATCTCAGGTTCAGCCTTAAACCTTAAACTCGGTGCAACTGTCACGGGCTACTACTACAGCCTTTCTTACTCGGCATACAACACGACACCAGCAGCGACAGGTGGCTTAAATGTTGGTAACTGGGACTATGTCGGCTCAGGTCAAACTACTGGACTAAATGCTGTCATAGAACTTAACTCGCCCTTCCTTAGTAAAGGTACAAGCATCAGAGCTTCACTTGCCAATTCAACTTTTTACGCTGGCAATCAAGCAGGCTATTTAAACAACTCAACCTCATACACATCATTCATACTTTCTACAGCAGTAGGTACGATGACTGGCGGAACAATTCGTGTCTACGGACTAAGGAACTAAATCATGACGCCTGAAGAATACAAAGCCCTAAACCCACAAGACGCCGTTTACATTCAAGTAGACGACACCGAACGCCTCATGACAGACGAAGAATACGAAGCATGGGTGGAACAGTCTGTCTACAACATCAACCACCCGCTGACATGAAAACGCTTATTGCTGTTGCCGTGCTAGCCGTAGCACTAATGGTTGTCGTAACAAGCTGCAACGACAGAACCCGTGACACCTGCGAAACCAAACCCACAGCACCCAGGTGCGACACGGGAACTGGGGCAACAACACCATGAACAAATACACAAACTCAGAAATCAAAGCCCGACTAATACTCATTGTCGGCATTGCTTTAGCCGTAGCGTTCCTAGGTTCGACTGCAGCTCTGCTTTACGGCCTGCTGTTTGTAGTACAGCCATTAGACGTGTCACCTAATGACGAATCAGCCTGGTCACTGTTAAGCCCAATGATGTTGTTTCTCACTGGCGCCCTATCAGGAATCCTTGCCAGCAACGGCCTAAAAGATAAGGAACAAAAAGATGACCATTAGACCGTATACCGGCAACAAAGACGCCGTGCACGCCCAAAAGCGTGAAGGCACCAAAACGTTTGTGGACTACTGCTGTTACCTATTCGGCGTCACCAACATTGGCATTTTTAATGATCGCAACATGGTTGGCACCACACCACCCAAAAAGTCTGTACACGCCACCTGGCGTGCAGTTGACCTCAAAGGCACACCCGAACAACGCCACAAACTGATTGACTTCCTATATACCCATAGGGACATTTTGTGCATAGAAGAAATCCACGACTATGCAGGCACCTACAAAAACAACCCGAAAGGGTGGGGCGCTGGCTACCGCTGTGACCGTGACGCCTGGAAGGTGTACGACAAAAACACTATTGGTTCAAAAGGCGCCCAATGGGTGCACGTCGAAGTCGCCCCACTGCTGGCTGACCACCCTGATGTCGTTCACCACGCTTTTAAAACTATATTTGGTGCTTGACATACCACTACCGAATCGGTAGACATACCCCGACCTGACCCCGACTGAAGGACAAACCAAAATGAATGTAAAGCGTTTTTTAGGGCTAGCCCTATTCACCTACTTGATGTGTGCGGCGTTTGCGGTAGTCAACCAAAAAGACACCCCACCAGACGCAACGCCACGAACCGTTGTGACGGTAACTTTGGGCGACCTGACACCACAGCAGCTGCACGACAGGGCCGTGGAACTCACAACCACCACCAGCACCACTACATCGACACAGCCCACAACCCGTGTTGCCTATGTAGACCCAGCAACTAAATGCCAGGAATGGTTGCCGGTGGCCGTATCGGTTGGCTGGCCTAATGACACCGAAACGCTAGAGAAACTAGGGCGCTTAATCTGGAAGGAAACCAGGTGTTTGAACATCGGT